TTCCTCATCGGCAAAACTCGACGGCAGCATTGTCTGGCGATTAACTCACGGCGGCATCAGCGTATTCCGTGTCGTCGGCGGGTTGAGCATCTCCTGGCCGCGCTGGTAGGCCTTCCGCTCCATCCTGCCCATGACTGAGCGCTCGCCTACATTGGCACCGACACTGGCGCCAACGCTGCCGACGATCGGGCCGCCAATGACATGCCCGACCATGCCGCCGACCGCAGCGCCCACGCCCCTGGCCAGCCCGGATTTCGCCATGTCCCACAGGTTCTGCGCGCTGTCGGAGCCGGCAGTCCGGGCCAGCTCTACCGCAGCGCTCGACCGCCGCAGGTCGTCGCGCAGGTTCCACAGCTGCTGCATCTGGTCCGGTGTGATCGACTGATAGGGATTGATGCCGCCCTCCTGGCGCGAGTCCACCACGTCCCGCATGAACCGCTGGAAGCGTCCGTATTCCATCCTGTTCTGTGTGCCGACCAGACTGTTCCTCGCGTCCTGCAGCACCCGCATGGCGTCGATCGGGCGGGAAGCATTCGAGAAATTGGCGAGATAGTCGGGGAAGCCTCGAGCGCCCTGCTGGATGACGCCGTCAAGGCTGCCCTTCAGTTGCTGCAGGTTGGCCTGGGCGCGCTTCGCCAGAGGATCGGTGGCACCTGCTTCGCTCGACAGCATGTCGTCAATGTGCTTGCGGACACCGTAGAGCAACTGCGGATCGGTGATCAGCTCGCCGTTGTCGTCGTAGAGTTCCCTGACGACGGAATTAACCCGGTCACGCACCAGAGGGCGCCGGCCGTCCTCGCCCTGCAGGATCTGGTTCGCAGTGTCCAGCACCGGCTGCGGGCTGGTGTCGGTCTTGTTGGCCCAGACATTGTTGAGGTCGCTCTCGGCCTGCGCGCTGCGCGCTGCAATGGCATTGGTCAACTGCACCGGCGAGCCGGCGATGTTATCGAAGTGCGCCTGGCGGGCAGTGTTGTTCGCATCGGTGACCGCGGCCATGTCGCCACTGAGCGGCGGCGATTGCAGCTTCAGGTTCTTCAGCTCGCGCGCGGCCTGCACGGTCTGCTCGATCTCAGCGGTGTTCGGCTGGACGCCTGTCACGAGCTGCCGGTCGTCGGTCACGCCAGGCTGCTGGGTCTCGATCAGCTTGTTGCCCTCCGCTGTCGAGCGATAGGACTGCTCCTCGGCGGGGGTCAGCGTCAGCATGTGCGACGGCGTATTTTCCCGCGATGCTGCGGCGCCGACTGAGCCTGGCTGCGCAGGCGTAGCTGCTGGCGCTGGCGCTGGCGCTGGCGCTGGAACTGGAGCCGGCGGCGGCGTTGCTGGTGCGCCGCGTGTCGGGTCGAGCACCTCACCCCTTCCGGTATCCGGGTTTATGCGGCTTTGTTGGCCTGGATAGCGCATGCCAGGTTCTATCGGCACCCAAACACCGGGGGGTGTAGTCGGCGCTGCACCAGATGCGGGCGTAGGCGCAGGCGCTGGTGCGGCGGTCGCTGCTGGCGCTGCTGGCGCCGCTGGACTGGGCGGCTGGTCGTCGGCACGCACGATGGCGCTCTCGAGGCGATCCGCCATCGACGGCTGCGCATAGGGGCGCGCGGGCTCCGGCGGAGGCATCAGCTCATTGTGCATACCAAACGGGAACGCCTCGGGTATCCCTGCGACCTCCCGGCCCAGGCCAGGAGACATCGGATCGAGCGACTCTTGCACGAACTGCTGGCCGCCGCGGAACGCGGCACCGGCACCGCCGAGCAGGGTGTTGGCCGCCGTCACGAACGGATTGAACATGCGCAGGCCAGGACCGGCATCTGCCGGCACTGCCGGTATGGCCGGGGCACCCCGCCAGCCTTCCGCGGCCGCCGCGCCGATGCGTCCCAGCGCGCCAGGTGCCGGCGGGGCAGCGGGATTGAAGCCAGAGGTTGGGGCGTCCAAATGCCAACCGCTGATGCTCGGCAGCGCAATACCGCGCCCTGCGCCCTCGGTTGACGGCATCGGACGCCCGTATTCGTCGAACGGACCAGCAGCTTGCGGCACCGGCTTCTCCTCCGCCGGCGGCGCCGCCGCGAACTTCATGTCCGGGTTGCTCATCTCCTGCCCGGGCCACTGCTCCTGCCCCGGCCACGCCGTCGCGGCGCTCTCGGTCATCGCGTGAACATCCTGCCATCAGGCGTGGTGTAGCGCGTGCCAGCCGGCAGCGCCTGCGCGTCGGCCGGGGTCTGCACCGTCACGGGTGCCGCACCAGCGCCGCCGGTCGCTGTCGGGTTGGGCTGCATCGAGCGCTTGCCGCCGGTTCTGGTGTCTACCACCGCGGACGGCGAAGCACGCGAGACCACATTGAGCGCCCGCTCATATTCCGGGTCGCTCAAACCCTTCGACCACGTTGCCGCCGGCTGGCCGTTCAGCGCGCCCATGGCGGCAGCATAGACCTGCGGATTGCGCTGCTGCTGCCACTGCAAATCGAGATTGGCCAGCGGCGTATAGGGCCCCGCGCCGGTGCGGAAGTCCGTGGCGTGCTTGTTGGCGTAAGCCAGCGCAGCCTGGGAGTAGTCGGTGTCGGCCTGGGCGGCGATCAGCTGCATGCCGAGCATCGCCTTGTTGGCGCCGGGGCGCAGGTCGAGGCCGGGATTGTTCTGCTGGTAGAGCTTGATGGCACCGAGGCTGCCGCGCGAGCCCAGGTCGCCGCGTTCGGCGGCGCCCGCCGAGGCCAGCGTCAGCTTGCCGAATTCCTGTGCTGCGGCCGCGTCGCCGTCGGCTGTATGCGCGATCAGCGTCTGCGCGATGCCCGGGAACCCGGCGGTCTCGGCGAGGTTGGCGAGCTGTGCCCGGGTGATACCGCCGGCGCCGGTGGAGATCTTGGGCAGGATGTCGAGCAGCGTCTGGAGCCGGACCTGCGCGGTTTGCGCCGACTGTCCCGCCTGGGCGATCTCGGGCAGGGCTTTCTGGTCTCGGTTGTAGTCGTCCTTCTGTACTTCGAACGAGCCAAGCGGCGGCGTCACGCCGGACAGCGCTGGCGCGATCACCTGGCCCAGATCATTGATCACGCTGCCATCGGCGCGGACGTTCATGCGCCGAGCCGGATTGACCTCTGCCTTGTTGGTTCCGGTGGTGTCGACCTGCCCCGGTATCCCCGGGCCGCCGGCATTCGGGCTGTATTGCCAATTCGGCAGCGGCTTGGCGGGATCGTCCATCTTGCCTGTGAGCGGGTGGTATTGCCGGCCGTCCGGCAGCTGCACCACGGTATCGGTCTGCATCAGGATCTGCGCACGCTGCCGCAGGTCGGCGGCCATCGCCGTGGCCGCGGCCTTCACGCGCGGGTCGTTGGGCGACGCCGCAGCCGCCAGCTCGACCTGCGTGGCCTGACGGAGCAGCTGCTGGGCCTGCTGAACCTGCGGCGAGGCCATGCCGGACGGCGGCAGCGCAGGCTGCGTGGGTGGTGGGGCGGCAGCCTGGGGAGCTGGTACAGTCGGCCCGTTGGCACCGCCTGGCCCGATCTGGTTCGGCGGCGGCTGCGGCATGCCCGGCGAGGGCCCCGCGGCCGGTCCCGCCGTAGCGGTGCCCCCGAGCCGTGTCGCCTGCGTGGAGGGCGCTGGAGCGCCTGCTGTGGCCGTCGGAGCCCCGGCATTCGGCTGCTGCGAGGTGTCGTTGGGGCCGAGCAGGCCCGGGTAGGATTTCCCCGCCTGCGCCAGCCACTGCGCGTCGGTCATCCCCGCCGTCGGCTGGCCGCCGCCCGGCGTGCCGAGCTGCGGCGGCGCTGCGCCAGGCGCACCACCTGTCGGCTGACCACCCTGGCCGCCCTGACCGGCCCACAACCCTGCCAGTTTCAGCGCCGTGGCCGAACGCCGCTGCATCTCCGGCACCGTATCCTTCGGCCGCAGATACGCCTCCGAGACCTGCGCCGCCTTTCCGTCGGGCCCCTGCGCCTGCATGATCCGGTCCCGCGCGAGCGACTCAGGCCCGTTCAGTTCCGACACGACGAAATCGAGCTGCTTGTCGAGGCTGGTCTGCTCGGGCAGCAGGCCGCCGTTGGCCCGCTGAAACGCCGCAAGCCGGTCGCCATTCCACTGGAATAGCCCGTGGGAGGCGCCCATATCGCCCGGCCCGGTGAACGGATTGGCGACGCTTTCATGCAGCGCGTTGGCAGCGAATGCGGTGGCGCCCTCGGGCGCCATCCCGCGGGCGATCAGCCCGTCGCGCACCGCCTGGGCGCTTGCCAAGGCAGGCGCCTCGATATCGCCACCGGCACCAATGCCACCACCGGTCGAGGCGGTTCCGCTCCCGCTGCCTGGTACAGCCGGCGGCGGGTTGTTGCCGCTGTAGAGCTTCGTCAACCGGTCGAGCACCGGGTTCGGATCGATCCCGAGCTGCTGGCGCAGTTGTTGGATCTCCAGCGGGTCCTTCTGCTGCGCAAAGTTCAGCGCCTCGTTCCCGGTGTCGAGGAGCAGCTGGTTGCGCGCCGGGGCGTATTGGTTGGCGATGTTCTGCGACTGCACATCCGCGGTCTGCTGCCCGGACAGCGTCTTCAGCAAGATGTTGGGATCGGAGAAGGCGTTGATGTTGGCGTAACCGCTCATGGCACGCTCCTCAGTAGAGCTGGTCGACGGTCAGCGGAGCGGGGGTGGGGCTGCTGGTCAGCCAGCTCTTCACGGCCGGGTTCGAGAACAGCGAATTGACCGTGTTGCCCAACCCGGTCGCCGCATTGCCGTAGATGCTGCCCTGCGTGTTGCCGGCACCCTGCGCCAGGTTCGCGCCGGTTTGCGCCGTCGTGGCGCCACCGGTCGCCGCGGTCAGTCCCTGCCCGGAGATCCCGGCGAGGTTGTTGTAGTATTGCTGGAACGACTGGTTGGCGAGGCCCTGGCCATAGGTCTGCTCGGCCTTCAGCGTGGCCCCGCTGCGCAGCATCCCCGACGCCGCGGCGCCGGCATCGACCGCGCGCAGTCCCTGCCCGAGTTGCCACTGATACCCGGGTCCCTGCTGGAAGTTCGCCATTGCCGCCGTCGCGGCGTCCGGCCCGTTCAGCCCCATCAGATCGGCGGTGGCGCCGAGCGCCTGGCCGCCGGTGCTGCGCCACGGCTGGAGGTCGGTGCGCTGCTGGCTCAGATCCTGCTGCGCCTGCTGTGCCCCTTGGCCAGCCTTGTTGGCGGACATGATCGTGCCGGCGACGCCGGTGGCGGCCGAAACGCCGGCGCCGATCGCAGCGACGGCTCCTGCCGAGAGTCCGAACGGCATATCTCAGTCCTCCAGCTCGAGATCGTGGGTGGCGTGGATCGCCGGTTCGTCGGCCTCGAGGTGATCCACGTTGTGGATACAGGCGAGGCTCACGTCGTCGCACAGCGTCAGGAACCGATGCTCCTGGCGCGCCGGGATCTTGATCATCGCCGGCGCGTGGTAGTCGCCGTCCATCCGCTCGCCGCGCCAGACCCGCACCGAGCCACGCACCACGAGCGTAATGTGCGGATGCTGATGACTGTGTTGCGGCAGCAAAGTGCCGGCGTCCTGCACATGCCACACTTTGCAGAAGATCCCGGCAAAGATCATGAGGCTGCCGACCGGCTGATGCTCGGCGCGTTTCATCACTCGCACCTCATGCTGACGATGAGCGTCACACGATCCGTCTCGCCGTCGTTGACGGTCGAATGTGTCTGGAGATTATCGAACAGCCAGGCCTCCCCGACCTGCATCACCACGCGCTCATCGGCGCAGGTGCTGTAGCACTGCGGATTGGTCGCCAGCGGAAGGTAGGCCTTGGTGGTGTAGTGCTCCGGGTGCCATCGCCCGCGGTCGTCGTGCGGCGCCACCTGCTGGCCCGCGGGGACTCTCGTGATAAGCACGCCGCCCAGCGCCACCGCCTCGAGCCGCGCCATCAGACCGAACACGATCGGGCGCAGATGCGGCAGTGCGTGCCAGGCCGGATAGAACACCGGGATGAACGGCTCGGCGAAGCTCTCGCGGGTGGTCAACTCACTGGGTGCACGGAAGCGCACCCAGATGTCTGACGTGCCGGCGAACGAGCCTGGACCACCCGTGCGCGCGCGGTTCTCGTCCCACAGCTCCGGTTGCCGATAGAGGTCCAGCACCAGCGGCAGCGTCTCGACGTTCGCGGCAATCTTCTGGAAGTAGCGCATGCTAACGCATACGACGCGCGCGGATCGTGCCTGACGCTGACACCGCGACGGTAGAAGCCGCCTCAACCACCAGCCACACGGTCGCTGACGCCGTGATGTTCTGGCGGCTTGTCGCGGTACTGAGGCCCTCATCGATCGCAGCCCCAGTGACGCTGACGCGCAGGATCGTATCCAGGCCACCGACCCCGGCGGCAAACAGAGTGTGCGTTCCCGTGGGCGCGTGAAACTGGGCGTTGCCGGAGACATCCCAGTCGCCCGGCGTCAGGTCGAGCGAAATCAGGTTCGTCACCACATTGTTGGCGAGCCCAACCGTCCCGCTCGCCGCCGCCATGTATTCGCCGATCTGCCCGGCCGCGGCGTCAGAGCCGTCCGTCACGCCATTGCGTGGCTGCGCGCCCGCGAGCTGATCGGCCACCGACTGGAAATACTGCGACCACGCCAGCGTATGCTGGCCGTTGTCTCCCATCGGCACCTCGTTGGCCGGCGGCTGCAGCCGTGCGGTCGTCGCCGACATCAGACGGCCCCCGCGGACACGTCGGCATCGACCGCATAGAGCGTCGGGTTGCCGCTCGTCGAAATGCGGAAGATGCGCTGCCGGAAGCTGCCCAGCCGTGTGCTCGGCACGCGTTTGCGCGGCGTGTTGATGGCGCCCAGCGACAGCGACCGCGGCCCCTTCCAAGTCAGCGCGCCGTCATCGGACCATTCCAGCAGGACGGGCGCCGGCACCGGATCGTAGCCCAGCTCCATCTCGATCTCCGCACGGCCGCAGAACAGCCGTTGCTGCCCCGGGGAAAACAGCGGCGGCATCGTCACCTGGCGCAGCACATGGGTGCCGCCATCGGTCAGGTAGGCCGCGTCGGGGACGTAGATTTGCCCGGTAAGAGCGTCACCGAGCGCGGCGCTGTTGCCAAGCCTGGCCGCGGTGCCGACCCGCCAGCGGCCGCTGCCGTCACCGCTGCTCGCGCGGTCGTGCCATTTCTGGGTCGCGCAATCATAGGCCAGCGTCCGGTTGCCGATGTTCAGGCAGTAAAAGACATGGCCACCGTAGCTGTAGACCAGCGACAGATCGGCGGTGGACGCACCGCCCGCCGCGCCGATGATTGCCTCGATGGCGTGCGTGCTGATCCTGGCCGCCCGGTAGCCGTTTGAGCGATAGACGACGTTATCCGCCATGCCGAGCCAGAACACCGAGCCGTCGCCGGTCGCGGCAACCTTGGGCGAGGCATTCCCGGTGTGGATCACGCCGCCGCTCTGGCGCCGGAACGGGAAATCCGCCGCGCCCGCGTCATACCAGACCTCGATCGCCGCCTCGCCGAGAAACCACAACTCGCCGCGGTGCGCGATCACCCGGCGCACCACGTTCGGCTCGCCGTCGGCATAGGCGAAATCGAGCGCATCGTAGTTGGCAGGATCGAGCAGGCCGGTCGCAAAGAACCGCGCGCCTTCGGTGATGGTCGACCAATACGCGGTGAACACGAAATAGCCGTCGAGGTAGGCCACCGACGAGGCGCCGGGGAAAGCCCCGCCGATCTGATTGAGCTGGCCGGTGTGCGAGCAGGTGTAGGCGTTCGGCGGCACACAGACCACCGCCGCATCGGGGCCGACCGCGATGGTGGTCAGGGTGTCACGCGCGAAGGTCGAGGTGGGAACGCCTACGTCACCGAGGTCCTCAGGCGCCCCACTGATGACGCCGAAACGGTAAAAATGGCTGCCGGCGGCGATATAGAGCGCGCCGGGATTGTCGCTGTTCATCGCCCGGATCGGGGCCTGTCCGACATCGATGGCGGCGACCAGGCCGTGGGTCGGGATCAGCGCCGCGTCGGTTCGCGCGTCGGCCGGCTGCGCCTCGGCGTAGTAATTCAGCAGCCGCTTCGCCGAGAGCGGCGGCGATGGGTGCTGGTAGCTTTCCAGCGGAAACGGGATGCGCCGAAGGCCGCTCGGCGCCGGTTGTGCCGTGCCGCTCATACCTGCACCGACCAGCCGAAGTAAAAGACATTGGTCGCCGCGGTATCAACCGAGACGGTAAAACTAAGCGAGGTGGTGGCACTGACCCACCAGCGGGTGATCCCACTCACCGCCGGGTCGGTTTCCGGCGTTACCATGACGTCGGATCGCGCCGGCGTCACCTGCATGCCGTGGTTGATCGCGACGGAGGTGGCGCCGATCGCGATGGTCCCCGGCCCCTTGGCGCGCATGCGGTAGCCCATGTTATTGCTGATGATGACCGATGTGCCGGAGGCCGCGTTGGTCAGCGGCGTGCCGGTGGTGGAAAGATCGTTCTCGGCGATGATGAAGTCATCGCCGCTGCCGGCCTCGATCTTGATGCCCGCGGCATGGGTATCGGCGAACGGCCCCATGGCGCCGATCCGCATTCCGGCGACGCGGACGCTGGTCACATTGGCGCCGATGTCTATGCCGCTATAGTTGAAGGCGGCGGCGGTCGAGTTGCCGGAGATCTGCCCACCGGTGAACTGGATGTTCTTGGCGGCGTTGAGGATGATGACCCCGGAATGGGCGTTGTTGACGCAGCGCAGGTTGGTGAAGTTGAGCCCGTCCACCCAGCTGCCGCCGCCGCTGATCAGAATGCCGTCGGAGGCCGCGCTGGAAGCCCAGAAGTTCTGGAACGCCAGGCCATAGACCAACCCGTTGCTGCCGGGCACGGTCTCGATCCGCAGGCCGTTGAGTTTGCAGGTGTCGGTATCGACCTGGGAGAATGAGCACCATTCGACGATCTGGCCTTGGCCTGGCGCGATGAAAATACCGGTGCCGCAGCGGATGAAATCGCAGTCAGAGACGAACGAGCCACCGGATTGGACAATCTCTAAGCCGGCGTACGGGTCGGCGGTCGGGTTGTCGAAGATCAGGTGCATCAGGTAATGGTCGCCGCCGCCGCTGATGCGGAGCGCGATGCCGGTTGCGGCGGTGCAGTCGCGGATCTGGCCGCGGGTGACGTAGGTGGCGGTGCCGGACAGTTCGATGCCGATGAACGCGCCCTCGAGGGTGAAGTTGTCGATCAGTGACATGCAGTTGGTGGCATCGACGATATAGCGCCCGCCGGTGCGGATGACGCTGGCCGAGATGGAGAAGCCAGCCATGCCGCAGCCGTTCAGCAGGCCGCCGCCGCTGGTCATGCTGAAGATATCGCCGGTCGGCACGGTGACCAGAAATCGCGTCGACCCAGGCCCCGTGCCGCGTAGGAACTGCCCGGTGCCGATGGTGATGGTGCTTGAGACGGCATACTGGCCTGACGGGAAGTCGAAGATGCCGGTCGGGTTCGCCGCCAGCATGTTCTTAATCGCGGTGGTGCAATCGGTGGTGCCATCGGCCACCGCGCCGTATTGCTGTGGCGTAATGCCGGGCATTGTGCCGGAATTGATGTAGTTGCGCAGCGCGTTGATGGCGAACCGCCCGCTGCCGGACTGCTCGGCCACGACACTTGAAGCGCCGGTGACGGCCCCAAGGTCCGGCATATCGACGATGCGGATGTCGGAGACTATGCCGCTCATGCAAACAGGTCCTTGCTGTCGTCGGTATCGATCGGATGCAGGTCATCCGTCGTCAGCCTGGGGGCCGCGAATGTGCCGTTGATGGCGTTCGGCCAGACGTTCAGCGCGCCGATTGCCAACGTCTCGGAGCGCGTGTTGCCCTGCCAGTCGAGTTGCAGCGCGTAGCCGCAGCGCCGCGGCCAGCTGGTCATGGTGGCGATAGGGATAAGGATGTTGAAGGTGCCGAGCGCGTCGGGATCGATGGTGCCGGTGCCGGACCACAGCACGGTGCCGGGGCGCGGTATGCCCCAGCCGTAGTCGTGAAACCAACCGCCGCCATACAGGCCACCGTTCCAGCCGTGGTAGTGACGCCCCCCGTCGCAGCTGTCCGGCCACACCGTCATGCGCAGCGTCGGGCCACCGATGCCGCCGGTGATGACCAGCGCCTCGGCTGCCGGATCGTCGCTCTCGATGACGCTCACCGCCAGGAACACACTGTCGGAGGCGGCGAGCACGAGATCGCGCCGCGGGATGTGGATCGGCGACGAGCGCAGATACGGGACGACGAAGGTCTGTTGCATCAGCTGTGCGCCTCGTGTTCAGCCGGCCGGAGGTGACGTTGAACTCGGTGTTCCGCCTTCTGCCGCAAAGGTGGTGATGGATCAGAGGTCCGCGCTGGCGGTATAGGGAACCGACGCCGACCAACTTCCGATTGCAGTTATCGTCGTGGAGAAAAAGACTGCGTTACCGGAATAGGCCCCCATGCTGAGCGATCCGCAGTTACCCAAGGTAGGGGATACCGGCGTTACCGTTGCCTGACCGCGCATGAGCGTCTGGAAATTAGAGCTGTGATAAACCACCGCCCCAGCAACCGAAGAATATCCACCAACAATAAGCTGGCTGGCCTGATAGAACCGCTGGCAGCGGCGCAGATCGTCCGCCGGATCGGGCTTTTCCAACGGTGTGGCGGTGCTGCCTATCTCGAGTTGCACGCCCCAGACCACGAACGTGCCGGATTGCACGCCGATGCCGCCAGCGATGGTGTTGCTGTTCGCACCTGCGCTTAGATACAAACCCAACCGTGTAAAGTCGTCGCCGTTGGTGCCGAGTGTTTTGCCGGATGCCGATGGGACAGCGAGTGTAACACTGTAGCGGGCGGGGCTTGTGGTCAGTGTAATCGGCGTTGCGTTGACATCCACCAGCGCCGAAGGCGACCCGCCTGTGCCAAACGACTGCCGCAGACCGATGCCAACCTTTGGGGTGCCTGCCGTAGCCCACGCCCACAGGCTGACGGTGATTGTTTTACCAGAGAGCCGTCGCACGCCTTCGATGGGTTGCGAAATAAGTGTGAAGGCTGTGGCTCCCGCATTGCCTGCGACATTAGAGGAAAGTGCCGTAGTCGCCGCTTCGTCGCCAATGCCAGCACGGAATGCATCGCTCACAGCGGTGGGCTGCGTCGTCACAACATCCAGGCTCAAGTCCTGTCGCCAACGGTCGGCGGTATATGCGGCGGTTGCGGTAAACTGTCCCGTCCCGCGCTGCGCCACATTGAACAGCGAATTGTGCAGCAGGTTGCGCCCGACATCGTGCAGCCCACCGACAGCGACAACGTCCGCCGTTGAGAGCGTCACCGCGCCGGTGCGGGTGTTCCAAGACGCGACGCCGCCCGCTGGTCCTGTTGGCCCTGTTGGCCCTGTCGGTCCTGTTGGCCCTGCCGGGCCTGTCGGTCCTGCTGGACCCGGGACGGTGCTGGCAGCGCCAGGCGGCCCTTGCGGTCCTGCTGGTCCTGTTGGACCCGGGACGGTGCTGGCAGCGCCAGGCGGCCCTGGCTGGCCAGTGGCCCCCGTTGACCCTGGAGGCCCTGCGGGGCCTGGCGGGCCACGCCATTCGTCGCCGACCGGGTCCGCCGGCACACCGGGCGGCTGGAGGGAGCCGTCGAAGTCGAGGCCGTCGTCAGACATCGAGGGCGTTCCTTGTCTCAGGCTCGGCCGCGGCGCATCAGTTGTGCGCCTCGTCGCCGCCGTTCAGCCGGGGGCGAGACTCGTATTCATTGGCGCCGGCCTGGAGTTGCTGCTGGAGCTTGAACGCCAGCGGCGCGGTGACGCGCTTGGGCATCGCCACCTCGTCGAGAATGGTCAGCACTGCGTTCCACTCCTGCG